GATTCTGTAACGGAAGAAGATGAAGAAGAGGGAGATTCCAAGCCCAATGAAAAGAAATTCTATCAGATTGAGACGAAAATCACATTCACGGATGGGGAGAATGAAGACGAGAGAGTTCAGACTTTTGTCGTGAACACCTTCAACGTTGACAGAGCAATGATGCTTATTACCCACTATCTCAAAAACAAAGAGGAAGAATGTGAGAAACAAGCCAAAGAAAAGGGACATGAGTTCAGAAAGAGGGAAATCCATACAGCCATTGAATCTGCTAAACCTATCCCGGTCGGGCGTTTTATTCCGAAAGAGTTTTCAATGGCTTATATGGAATAACTTTGTTAACCTGCCTGTCCGGTCTGTGAAGATGGGGCGGGCGAAAATGGGGGTGCGCAGTGGAGTGCTTTTGACTTTCGAGAGGTGCACATGGTAGAAAGTACGGTACGTGAGATATAAGGAGTAATTAACCTTAGAAGTAGCGCAAAAGGATAAGTCCTTAATTGGGTGTTCGAATCGCCCCATCTCCACATAAATGTGAGCCACACATAAATGGCAAGGGTTAGTAAATAATGGTTGTGTCCCGGAAAATACGCTTCGGGGCTTTAATAAAAAACAGCATGGAAACAAAAGAAATTACCAAGACTATTTACATTGCGAATGACGGGAAAGAGTTCTTAACGAAAGAAGATTGCGAAAAGCATGAAAGGTTTGTTGAAGAAATACTTTCACGTATTAAGTATTTCTGTATCAGATGTAATCCTGACTTAACAGAAACAGGAAATTTCTCTCATAAAATATATGTGGCTGTGTTTTCTAAACATTACCTATATAAAGATATTGCATTTCAATGGGCTTTAAAGAAGTTTGGTACTTACTTAGGGGAAAGCGTAATGGGATATGGCTTCCAACCCCATTTTAATGTAAGTGAAGTTTCTAAAGAAGAATATGAAGAATGCCCTGCTACTGTTTGGGGAGGCACTCCATTGAAGAGTGAGAAAATATTCCTTAGTCCTAAATCAGTAGAGGGATTTCCTGAAAACATTGACTACATGAAAGAATGGGGATTTAAATAATGCCATACTACATAAAACGAACAAAGGCCAAGAAGAAAGACAAGCCTTTACCTCTGTTTGATAAAGCGGGGGTAACAGTGAAAAAGAAGCCGGATTTGAAAGCTAAGCTCGACAAAGAGTTTTCCCTTTTTATCCGGCTTCGTGATGCAATGCCAAACGGGTATTTTAGATGTATCTCGTGCGGACAGATAAAGCCGTTTACACAAGCGGACTGCGGGCACTATTTCAGTCGTACACATTTGGCAACACGGTTTGATGAGAACAATTGCCATGCCGAATGCCGACACTGCAATAGATTCAAAGCCGACCATTTGGAAGGGTATCGGGTGAATCTAATTGCTAAAATCGGACAACAGAAGTTTGATTTATTAAAATGGAAAATAAAAGATTCGAAGGATAATCCTCAAAATTATAAGAAATCAGATTTTGATTATGAACAGCTAATCAAGTATTACAAGGCACTCAATAAGAAGTTACGAAAGGAGAAAGGAGTATAATATTAATAATTTTAAGATACACGATTATGGAAACAAAAGCAGTTATTAATGAATGTAAAGAGATTAAAGATTATTTCCCATGTTTATTCGCGAATAAAGATAAATCTATTGTGATTCTTGCAGAAGAAAGAACCAGCGAAAAGACATTTGCAGGAATGATTATTCATTCTAATAGTAAAGCTAAAGGGTGTAGTTTAGGGTGCTATTCAACAGGATGGACATATCAGCAATTTCAGAGATTACCAAAATATTCAACGATAACTTTAGAAATTACTCAAAATGATTGACTATAATAAGCTGTTCGCTTTTCGTAGTATTGTAAATAATACAAAAGCGATTAAAACATTTTCTAATAATAGCTCATTGGCTCTTTATGATAAAAGACTTAGGACTACCTTTTCTAAGTTTCTAAGTGCCCCACGCCCTGTGAGAAAATTTTTTGTAACAGATTCAACGATGAAAAGAATTGAGGTTATGGATTTAAGTCATTGTCCATGCAGCAGTTTAAAATCATTGTTTGATAAATATGGCAATGAGGTCGGATTTGTTTTTTGTAATAAAGATAAAATACACTTTATTTATTCGATAACAAATAACTTCATATCTCTCATCTGTTTCAAAGGAGAAAAAGAGCCTTTGGTATATCAAGACCCTACTAAAAGATACCAGAATAATAATATTGAGGATTATTCATATATGAATAAATCTATCATTGGTAGCTGCATAATGCCTTATTCAGACAACAATCCAATAATGCTACCCAATTGTGCTTCTGGTAGGATAAGAAGCCGGATTGATGGCGATTCGACTTTTACGGTAAGCAGAGAGTTTTTGTCAGAAGTAAAAAAATATAAGAAAGAAGTTGAATCTATTGAAAAAAAAGGGATTTCTATTGATAAAGGAACTGAAATTAGCCTTGACAAGTTAAAAAATTTATCTCCATATCTATATGCTGAAAATATCAACTATCGTAGCAAATTGAATGATATATGGCTTTGTATAAGGATGTTTGTGTTTTTAAAAACGGCAAAAGTAATAGATGAAACTTTTATTGCTGAGAATGGCAACGCAAAACAATACATAGAAAATGGGAGAAAAAATCAAGGCGTTATAGTAGTAGATTCCTTTTATGATTCAACCATAAATGTAATTAATCCATTCTCTGTTAGTGGACACTTCAGGAATCAACCTAAGAAAAACGATAAAGGAGAATGGTATAAAGAGTTAATCTATATTGATTCTTACATTAAAAATGGTTATACACGAAAAGCTAAAATATTAGAGCAATAATGTTCAAATTAAGAGATTACCAACAGAAAGCCTCTGATGCAGCCGTTTCTTTTTTCAACAACAAGGCGAAAAGGAACAACGCCATCATGGTATTGCCTACAGGATCAGGAAAGTCTTTAATCATTGCGGATATAGCTGCAAGACTTGATGGGCATACCTTAGTGTTTCAGCCAAGTAAGGAAATACTTGAGCAAAATTTCAAGAAACTCTGTTCCTATGGCATTCTTGATTGCAGCATCTATTCAGCTTCTTTCAACTCAAAAGAAATAAGCCGGATAACATTCGCCACCATCGGCAGTGTGAAGAATCATCCTGAACTGTTCACCCACTTCAAGAACATCATCGTGGACGAATGCCACCTTGTAAACCCTAAAGAGGGAATGTACAAGGATTTCTTTGATGCGGTAAAGTGCAAGGTTCTTGGCTTGACTGCAACACCATACCGTTTAAGCTCTAGCCGTGATTTCGGCTCTATGCTGAAATTCATCACCCGGACAAAGCCGCATGTTTTTTCAGAGGTCATTTACCATGTACAGGTATCAACCCTATTAGATTTGGGATATTTAGCAAAACTAAATTATTATCCTATGAATCCTATTGGATGGAACGAACTCAATTTGAAGGTAAATACCACTGGTGCCGACTATACAGATAGGTCAGTTCAAAGAGAATATGAACGGATAGACTTCTACGGTTATCTCGTTCATATCGTCCAAAGGCTGATGAATCCCAAAGCCGGAGGAAAGCGGAAAGGTATTTTAGTGTTTACCCGGTTCTTGAAAGAAGCCGAACGGTTAACCTGGTCTATACCCGGTTGCGCTATCGTTTCAGGTGATACTCCTAAGAAAGAACGTGAACATATTCTTGAGGCGTTCAAAGCTGGTGAGATTTCGGTAGTAGCCAATGTGGGTGTACTTACGACTGGCTTTGATTATCCGGGACTTGATACGGTCGTTATGGCACGTCCTACGATGTCACTTGCCATGTGGTATCAGATAGTCGGTCGGGCTATTCGCCCCCACCCTTCCAAAAAATACGGCTGGATTGTGGATTTATGCGGTAATATCAAACGTTTTGGCGAGGTCTCTGATTTACGATTATTTGATAGCGGTAATGGAAAATGGGCTGTATTCTCTAAAGGAAGACAATTAACAAACGTGAGATTCTAACTATGGACGAAGGATTTTTGAGGCTAAGCCGCAGGTTTTTCTCGAATGAAATGTGGAAGGTAGCCCGTGAGTTTTCGGAGTGCGAAGCGTGGCTTGACTTGATTCAGTCAGCACGATTTGAAGCAACCGACAAGGCGTACAGCGAACTCATCGGAGGTCGGGAAATCTCTTATTCAAGAGGTCAATATCCAGCATCTATATCTTTTTTGATGAAGCGTTGGCAATGGTCTGAAAAGAAAGTGCGCTATTTTCTTGCCAAACTGAAAAAGAGAGGCATGATAACGACTTGTAACAAACAAGGCATGACTGTGATAACTTTATGCAAGTATGATGAATACAACCCCTACAAGGGCATACCCAAGGGCATAGACAAGGACATAGATAACAATAAAGAAATCAGAGAGTTAAGCAATGCTTTGGGCGAGTTAAGGGCGGAGTTAAGGGCAGTTGTTGAAAAAATGGGGCAAGCTAAGGGCGATAATAAGAAGAAAGATGAAGAAGATAATACTAAAGAATCTCCTTACGGAGATAAGAAAAACGCGGCTAAAGCCGCTACTCTCTCTCGAAAAGAATCTTTTTATCAATCTCTTGTACCTTTTGTCGGTAAGTATCAAAAGGAAATGATTCGCTCCTTCTTTGATTATTGGTCTGAACTGAACAAATCAGAAACTAAAATGCGCTATGAACTTGAAAAGACCTGGGAACTTCCTAAAAGGTTGGCAACATGGGCAAATCGGGAAAAAATACCGGCCAAGCCAACTACTGATATTGGTGTGGTTCTCAAAGATAACTCTCCTGACAAATACGATTCGCCACAGGAAAGAAAATGGGAGGAAAGATGGAACAAATAGACTTTAAAAAAACAATCGACAATCTTAGGAAGACTGGATTTAACCCTGTTCCCAATCTTGTGAACATAGCGATACCAGATGCAAAGAATATCCTTTGGCAAGGGTTGAACTATTTCACGGGAAATGCCGAATGGCTACCGGAATACGATGAAATAGCCACATGGCTTTCTGGGAATAACGGGCGTGGACTTTTATGCCATGGCAATTGTGGACGAGGGAAATCACTTATATGCTGGAAGATTATCCCTTTGCTTCTCAATCACTATTGCCGGAAGATTGTAGCATGTTATGATGCACAACAGATGAATGCTGATATAGACGCTGTGAAGGCAAAGCATATCATCTATATTGATGATGTCGGTACAGAGAATCTTAGCGTGAAATTCGGAGAAAAAAGACTTGCCTTCTGTGAAATTGTTGATGAAGCGGAAAAGCGAGGAAAGCTCTTGATATTGACCACTAATCTATCACTTGATGAAATATCCCAAAAGTACGGGGAACGGACAATGGATAGATTGGTGGCGATTACTACACGGGTAAAATTCAAAGGAGACAGTCTGAGAAAATGAATGTTACAATATGCTGGGTTACCAAAGATCGGGAAGCCATAGAAAAAATACGAAAGAAGTTCGGCATATCATCTTATATGAGTGTCAACAGAGAAACTCCTTGCGATATCAAGGAAGAAGATATGGAACTCCTTAGAGAGACTGAAAAACGAGGATTCATTCAAATAAGAAACAAGTAAAACCATGTTAGTAGGAACAACAAATCTTAATACTACCCTCAACTTAACCTATGTGTTGACAGATGTTGTAGAAACCCTTCTCTATGATTTGAGAAGTGAAATGGGGAAGCAAGGCTATGAATTACGCCACGATGCGAAACGTAACTTCAACACAGCTATAGCTTCTATTCGTAAATTGAAACAGGACGTTGACAAAACCCAGTTCTCCACACAGGAGAACTTTGGAAACGACTCCGATTGCCTTCTTGCGTTTATCAGGTTGTTGGTAGACCGGTGCGGAGACGATGATAAGAAGATGTTCGAGTTTTATAATTACATCAAGCGGTTCCCTTCACAGCTTGGGTTGGAACTGGCTGATGAGAAGAGTGTGTTTGCGCATATATTTGATAATTGATATTCATAACGATATAGAAATGAGCGAAAAAATAATACTTGACGCTTGTTGTGGAAGCCGGATGTTTTGGTTTGATAAGAAGAATCCAAACGTTTTATTCATCGATAATCGTAGTGAAACCGTCACGGCTAAGGATAGAGATAAAATTAGAACTATAGAAGTAAACCCCGATGTTATAGCAGATTTCACTAATTTGCCATTTGAGGATAATTCTTTCTATATGGTAGTGTTTGACCCACCGCACCTTAAAACACTTGGCGAAACATCATGGATGGCAAAGAAATACGGTAAACTACCGAAAGACTGGCAGTCACTCATACACGATGGATTTACTGAGTGTATGCGCGTCTTGAAGCCTAACGGCACGCTTGTATTCAAATGGAACGAGAGTGAGATAAAAGCTGCGGAAGTTTTGTCTGTTATCCCTTTTAAGCCTCTATTTGGGCATACCACAGGAAGACAAAGCAAGACGATATGGATGTGCTTTATGAAATTGCCAATTAATGAATGACAGAACAGTAATGAATATTGTGAGTTGTATTGTATGCTTCTTTTGTGGGCACCGACCTTATCGAGTAACATGGAGGAATACTTCGTATCTCAGAATGAAGCGTAAGGGTGGCCAAAAGCGAAGTAAGCATATTCATAAATATCACACTAAGCATTATCGAGAATGCTGCATTAGGTGTGATAAACTTCTAAAAAAGAAATAACAAGAACGAAATGAGTGAATTATATATACCCATAGAACGCCCTACAAGGAATTTGGTAAACGGCAGGTTCCTGAAAGGACACACTCCTCATAACAAAGGTAAGAAGTTGAAATTCCATTCAAGATGGAGTAAACGTAGATGCTTAAAGAATTTGGAAAAAGGGCGTGGAGCATGGCACAAGACGGGTGCTGGCATGAATCGGAAAAGTGTAGTAGCTATAAAAAATGGTCAACTGTGTGGTATCTTCCCTTCTATTCAAGATGCAGGCAAGGCAACAGGGGTCAGCCCGTCCTTGATTAGTTATATCTGCCATAAGAAACCCGGCAAACACAAAGCTTGTGGTTTTGAGTGGTTCTTTGAGAATGATAATACTTGGTGTGATTTGATATTAAATGGAAATGGATGATAACCGAAAACAAATATTGGTAGATTACATATCATACCTGTATACAACAGGAAAGAACTATGATTCCATTGGCAAGTATATCAAGTATGTAACGGATTTTCTTGAGAGCGCCGAAGAAATCAATCGCCGCGGTTATTTGAAATATAAACATAAAAATGCGGATGCTATGGTGCGCCATTCGTTTATGTGTGCAGCTGTTTGTGATTTATTGTCTTATCTTAAAATCGGATATGGCCGACGGGAAAAGGCTGTAAAACCTTTGGAGAAACTTGAGGTTATTTCAGAGAAAAATAAGAAACTGCTCCATGATTTCATAATATGGTTGACTGATAACAATGATTATTCATCACATACAGTTGATATCTATCACACCTCTCTTAAGCAATACTTCGAATACGCCAATGAACTGAATATGGAGAATTGCAGGCGATTTATAAAAAGCCTTGAAGAGGCGAAGCTCTCTCCTGCCACCATTCGGTTACGTATTACAGCCATTGAGAAGTTCTCTAAATGGATGAAAAAGCCGATAGAATTGAAGAGGCCTAAAATGAAACGTAAGTTAGATATTTCTAATGTTCCTACCGAAGATGAATATAATCGGTTACTGGAGTATCTTAAAACAAAACTCAACAAGGATTACTATTTCTTCATTAAGGTATTGGGTACTACAGGGGCCCGGCTCTCGGAGTTTCAGCAATTCACGTGGGAGGATATAGCGACCGGTGAAGTTGTTCTGAAAGGGAAAGGGAACAAGTATCGACGTTTCTTTTTCCAGAAGCAATTGCAGAGGGAGGTGAAGGACTATATAAAGGAGACAGGCAAATCCGGTACTCTTGCTGTCGGGAGATTCGGACCGTTGACTCAAAGAGGTTTTTCTCAGCACCTGAAAGCATGGGGTAAACATTGCGGTATCGATTCAAAAAAAATGCACGCTCACGCCTTCCGGCACTTCTTTGCTAAAATGTTCCTGAAGAAAACCAAAGATGTAATTCAATTAGCAGACCTTCTCGGTCATGGTAGTGTAGATACGACAAGAATTTATTTACAGAAAAGTTATGATGAACAACAAAGAGACTTTAATAAAAACGTTACGTGGTAGTGTAGCTCAGCTCAATGAATTGTCGAATATGACTGAAGGTATAGATGTTTATGACGCTGCCGGATATGTTGATACTGAATTTCTCATGGAAGCACTATCTTGCGTCAATGCCTTCATGGATGCGAGCAATATGGTTGTAGAAAAAATATCTTCACTGTTAGCGCCGGATGCTCCGGCCGACGAAAAGAAAAAGCAGGCTGATGAAGGTAAGAAATGGAATGTGGAAGAAATATTGAAGCATTGTACTCTTGAGGATAGTGTTCTTAAACTTCCGAAAGTACAATTCAATAAGAAATCCTATGCTGAAGCAAAGAAATGGATAGAAGAAGCTGGCGGCTCATGGCAGGGAGGTAAGATACAGGGATTTACATTCCCTTTTAATCCGGAACGTGTGTTCTCCATCTTGAAAGAAGGTAAGCGATGCGATTTACAAAAAGATTTTCAATTCTTTGAAACGCCTGCTGATGTTGCCGACTGGCTAGTTATGCTTGCCGGAGGGGTATATGAGGATGATACAGTATTAGAGCCGAGTGCCGGACGTGGCGCTCTGATAAAAGCGATTCATAGGTCGTGCCCGTCAGTAACAGTTGAATGCTATGAACTGATGCCGGAAAACAGAGAGTTTCTTCATGCACTTGATAACGTAATATTGCTTGATGAAGATTTTACGAAAGATAGTGTAGGACATTACACTAAAATTATTGCTAATCCTCCGTTTTCCGGTAATCAGGATATTGACCATGTAAGGCTTATGTATGAACGCTTGGAAGAAGGTGGAACTCTTGCTGCTATTACCAGCCAGCATTGGAAATTCGCATCTGAAAAGAAATGTGTTGAGTTCCGGAAATGGTTGGAAGAGGTTCATGGAGAAGTTTTTGAAATCGGAGCAGGTGAATTCAAGGAAAGTGGAACGACTGTTAGCACTATGGCAGTTGTAATAAAAAAGTGATTCAAATCAAGAATAAGATATGAAACAGACATTAGAAGAAGCTGTAAATAGTATCAGCGGCGTACATCCTGATTGGAGTCGATTAGAATGTTTCAGAATAGGATTTAAAGAAGGTGCAGAATGGCACGCAAAGCAATCCCCGTGGATAAGCGTGAAAGAACGATTGCCGGAAGAAGGAAAAGAAGTAATTGTCTTATATGAGTATGTTTCAACATTAATGGTACAAACGAGTTTTTACCATAAACAATACGAAGTTTGGAGTTTTGGAGATAGTAAGATTATCGCATGGATGCCCATCCCCTCTTTCGATAAAATACTGGAAGCCAACAGGGATGTACTAGAACGGATTAAAGAGAAAGGAGATTGAATATGTATATAGCAAGAGACAAAGATGGTGATTTGTATCTTTATAAAAAGCAACCCGTGAAGTATTCGGAAAGTTGGTAATTATGTAGTGACAATCCCCATGATTTCTACAAGCTAGATTCTTCTTTATTTCCCGAAGTAAAATGGGAAGATGAAGAGCCGACAGAAGTTAAATTGGTAAAGAAGGAGAAATAACGATGAAATCAAAACAAGTATTATCAGTTGAACAAATGAAACATTTACAGGAGATTGGACTTGAATTAAGAAATACAAGTATGCTCTTGTGGTACAAACAAATGCTTGGTAAAATACCTATTTCAGATTGGGAATTATCGGTTTGGCGTGAAAGCCTATTTAGTGAAGATCATGTATACCCTGCTTACACTTTGCAGGATATTCTCGATAAGCTGCCTTGTTTTATTGGTAATGAAGTGCTGACCATCCAAAAACTTGCAGATAGCTATACATGCTTGTATATGGAACCTTATTCTAGGTCAATGATAAATATTACAGAAAGTAAAGAACTTATTGATGCAGTCTATGATATGCTGTGTTGGTGCATTGAAAACGGATATGTTAAAGTTGGAAAGGAGGAATAACTATGGGATTTACAACACCGTGCTTTATACGCAAAAATACACCGGAGCTTCGGAAGAAGTTGGAGGAGTTGGGGTATGTTAAAAATTCCCCAATATGGACGGATAATTGCAGTATAATATGGGCTTATCAATATCCAGTGAAAGGATTTGATACTCCTAATTATGTGATTGCAAATTCTTTTGATATTCCTTTTGATAAACACAGCCTCTTATGTGGGGAATTTATTGATTGCGGAACCAACGAAGAACTTTTCTTGGCTATTGCTGCATTGAGAGATGATACAAATGAAAATCAGTGGTTTATTTGCGATGTAAATCATTGGGATAGATCGGACAATGGAGAAGCAACAGTTTATGCTGAAATAGGAGAATGGATTTTTTGTAAATCCAATGACGATGATTGTGCACGAGATAATCATTATCACAAGGCTACCGTAGAAGAGCTAATCGAACACTTTAAAGAAAAGGAGGAATAAAATGAATCGTACAATAAAATTCAGAGGAAAATCAGTTTTAAATGACGAATGGATATATGGTGATTTAGTTCATAGAACTAATAGCCCAAAAACAATTTCTCCAATACAAATCAATGGTATTGGCATTAAAGAAGAAACCGTAGGACAGTTTACCGGCTTATTCGACAAAAACGGAAAAGAAATATATGAAGGAGACATTGTAGAATGGTTATTCCTTTCCTATGGCTGTTATGGAGAACAAGAGAACTATTTGAAAGGTTATATAGAATGGCATCAAGGTGGGCTTATTTTCAATGTTACAGAAAATGATTTCGAAGATGCTGGATTTTATGCAATTTCCGATTTGCATACAGATACAGAAAGTGATGTTAAGATATTAGGCAACATCTACGATAACCCGGAATTAATTAAGGAGGAATAAAATGAACCGAGAAGAATACAGGCAACTATGCAGGCATTACAGCCCATACAGCGATAAATATGTCATGTGATGGAAAACGTACCCGTATAGAGTAATTATGATAAGAAAAATACAGTAGTAATATATGGAAACCGTAGAACTAATAATTAAAATCGCATTGTTTATCCTCAATGTTTCAACTGTTGCTTTCATTGTAATCATGATAAGCAAATGGCATAAACGTATGGAGGACAAGCTGAATAGTATTCAAAGATATATTCATCACGTAACAGACCGTAATGATATTGTATATATCAATCAGCTTGAAGAGATAAAAAGGATACTGATAGAATCTGAACGATATGAGGAAGCTGACAAAATATGCAAGTGTATTGAGATTGAATTCGATAATCTTAAAGAGAGAATGAAAGGATGGAAGACAAATGGTTGATACTTTAAAATAGAAAGGGAGAACCAGCGAGCACGACCAAGCTTAATTCTCCCCCAAATCTTACACGATTATGATGCAAATATACTATTTACTTTTTAAATAATCGTGTTATGATGAATGATTTTTCAATTATTGAGCAAATAAAATCTGTAAAGAAAAGAAAAGAAGAGCTTTCAAGGATAGAGCAAAATATGTCAGCTCCCACCTTGACAGATAAATCACTCATCCCAGTCATTTATGAGATGTTCAGGGAGATTCTTTCTGAACAGGATTTCGCACCGATGCCGGAAAGTCCCCATCAGAGAAAGAAATTTGTGTTCGTTATACTTTTCTTGTATTCTCCCAAGACACTAGCCGGATACCACTCTCCAAAGGGATTGAGGGATGCAATTGCAAAGGCTATCGGATTACATGATGTCACATTCATTTCCAACAATATAGAAACTGTTGCTTTTCTATCTCAAAATGATAAGTACTTCAAGAAAGATATAGAGTATCTTTATACCGAGATTATTAATCGGCTAAAATTCAAAGGGCTAATCAATTAAAGAGGTTGTGTCAAAATACTGGCGCAACCTCGTTTTTATTTATAATATTCTTTCCCTCGTATATTTTTATGTTCCGGCATAGGTGGTTCTCCATCAAAATGAATTTTACCTCCACAGTGAGGACAGGTGATGGTGTTGGCATCATCTTTTATGTCCATATCATCAACAAAGAAGTCACCAACCTTGCATCCAATAACATCTGCTATTTTCTGTAATGTTCCTACTGTTGGATTTCTACTAAGGTTTTGGGCAAGTGTAACCCTTGTTATACCCATTTTTTTTGCAACTGCTTCCATTGTGAAGCCTTTCTGCTTGATTATTGTTTTTACTTCCATGAATGTATGATTTTAATCAGTTGCAAATATAGGATTAAAAATCGAATAAACAAATTAGATTTAGCTGTTTTGGCTGAATATAGTCATTTATATTAAAATATACTTAGATTATAATCATACCTGTATTGCGCTTGTTAATATATGATAATAATCATACAAATAATACATTTGTTTATTGCTTGTATGATTATAATCATTACATTTGCATCATCAAAAACGAAGTAATAACAATTAAAAGATATACGATTATGGCAACAAAGAATATCATAAAAGAAGTAAGTTACAAAGGTCACGCAATAACAATGTTTGAAGATGGCTTTCATCAAAAATTTGTAATCATAGATAATGATGAATCAAAGCTGTATGATAGCATTGCAGATGCAAAGAGAGTTATTAGAGGCGAGCAACCTTATTACAAAATAAACTAAGTTTAACCAGCAGGGCGAAAGCCCTGCGCAATATAGAAGATTATGAATACAAAAGAAATAGAAATTGGTTTGAGATACAGAGTGTCAGGTGATTTATCTAACGGACACTATGCAGATGGTACACCATGTATAATACATGAAGATGTAGTAAGGGTAATCAAAAGAATTACAGAAACCCATATTATTTGCGAGTGCGGTCGTAGATTTATTATCAACGATAATCTCAAAATTGAGAAGTTCTAAGTTTAATCCGGTAGCCTTCGGACTACCACAATACACACAGCAATGAGAAAGTATGATTCAAAAGGCGAATTAGTAACAGAAGGATACTTAGTACCTAATCCCAATTTCATCCCTAAAGGTGAATACAAAGCAACAGAACTGGACAAATATAAACGTAGCGTTGATTTTCTGATAACGAGTTGCGGCAACAGGTATGAAATCATCTTTAATAAGCCTATTATCCTCAAAGAGACACGCTCTATCAAGCGTATTGGTGGCAATGGCTATCTTGTTACAGAAAAATCCTTAGAGAGCCTAAAAAAGAGATATACTCATGCTTGTGATTTTTGATACGAGTAAAGAAAGATTGAATGTGAAACATTAAAAATATAGATTATAAATGAAAGGTAATTGTACGTTAGAACTTGATGTAGACAGTGTGGCATTGAATAATGCAATGTCTAAGGCTGTCAGTAATGCTGTAAAAAGCCTCAATATTGAGCAGATAGTAAATGCAGAAGTAACAAGAAGAATAGGCAAAAGCGTAAGCAAATCAATACAAGACGGCACATTTGTTAGAGCAGTTGCCAAGAATGTAGCCAAAGAATTTGATGCAAATACCATTGTGTCCCTTCTTGATATTGAAGAGCTGAAAACTATGGTTGCAGAAAAAATCAGTCAGAAAATAATTAGTAAAATGGGGATTTAATTATGAACTCAATAAACAAAAACGGTTGCAGCGTATGCCAACCCGGTAAAGAGAATTACACTACCTACACTACCAAATTGAGAGGTAAGAGAGTGAGAATGTACCAGTACGACTACCGTACTGAAAGTGGTGAACTCTTTGCTTGTTGTGCGCCTACCTTAGAGGCGTGTAGAGAGAAAAGGGATAAGTGGTTACAGAGCAAGAAATAACCAACATTTCATCTATTGTTGGTTTTATAAGTTGAAGATTTTTCATTATCTTTGGTTTACATAGTACCTTTGAAGTACTATCGCGGGTTAGAGCAGTGGGCAGCTCGTCACTTTGACTTGGTGAAGGTCAGCGGTTCGAATCCGTTACCCGCAACTACTTAATTATTAATTTAAAAGACACGATTATGAACATTCTAACGCTTAGTATTAAGCAAAAGTATTTCGATGAGATTTTGGCCGGTACAAAAACGCACGAATACCGTGAAATCAGGCCTACCAATGCAAAAAAGTACATAACCTACTTATGTGGTGGTAAAGAATATAAGGCTGATGAAGAATTACCTGAAGAGGGTGAGATAGAATTAAAACCTATCCAGTACGATGCCATAAAACTGCTAACTGGTGAATATAGGGGTAAACGTCCGTATATTATAGTTGAGGTGAAAGACGCAGAAGCATCAATTCTCACAAACAATGAAGGTAACGATATTGTTTATACCTATAAAGGTGAAGAGTATCTTGCCGCCCAAATGGATTATACTTTAGGCAAAATATTAGAGAAACATATAGATTGAATTGTTTAAACTTAAAATTTGATTTGCTGAGTCGCAAGAAGAATTAACAGAGTAGCCGGACCGCGCAGAAACATGAATGGTGCAGGTGCAGGCGGTAGATTGGTTGCCAACCGTAGAGGTACGGCTAGTGCCACACAGTTAGGTTCACGTAGACAACGTTATGCTGATTTACGTGTGTCATTGGGTATGTCTGGAGGTTAACCATGAACAAGGTAGAACAAGCGAACCGGTATATAGACCTCATTCGGGTAAAATCGAATGAGGCTTTACTGTTTTTATCACTTGGTAAAGATTCGCTTGTTCTGCTTGATTTAATCTATCCGAAGTTTGACCGGATTGTTTGCGTGTTCATGTACTTTGTCAAGAATTTGGAGCATATTAACCGTTGGATAAACTGGACTAAAGCCAAATATCCGAAGATAGAGTTTGTTCAAGTACCACATTGGAATCTCACTTATATTCTCCGTGGCGGTATGTATTGTGTGCCAAATCCGAAAGTAAAGCTGTTAAAGTTGGCAGATGTGGTAAAAGCTATGCAGCTTACTCATGGAGTTTATTATACATTCTTGGGCATGAAAAAAGCTGATGGTATGAATCGTAGACTTATGTTGAAAGGGTATGAGGTAAACGGTTACGAGAATAACGGTATGGTTCATCCTTTGGCTGATTGGACACAAAAGGATATTCTTGCTTATATGAGGCAGCACAATTTACCCGAACCAGTTCGATATTCATTGAAAGCCAGTTCGGGTGTCGGTTTCAATCTTGACTGTATGCTTTGGATGGAGAAGAATTACCCACAGGACTTACAGAGAATTTACGAAGTTTTCCCGATGGCTGAAAGAGTGCTTTGGGAATATTATAACAAACAATAGATATGGGATTAAGTAAGTATTTTAACAGCAAATCAGTTGAGTTGAAACGCTCGCAGATAAAGCCAGCTTCCTATAATCCAAGAACCATCTCGGATGAAGGCAAGAAGGCGTTAAAGCGTTCCATAAAATTGTATGGTGTAGTTGGTGGCATTGTCATAAACCAAGCTACTAGTTACACCATTGTCGGAGGACATCAAAAAGTTGCTGTACTCGATGAACTGAACAAATACGATAAATCCACGCATGAAAACGACTACACGCTTCGTGTGGAACTTATCAATGTTGATGAAAAAACAGAGAAGCAGCTAAACATCACCCTCAATAACCCGAATGTTGGCGGAAATTGGGATTTTGACGCTCTCGCCCGTATTGTTCCTGATATAGACTGGAAAGATGCAGGACTGACCGATGCTGACCTAAACATGATTGGTGTCGACTATCTTTTGCAGACCGAAGAGGAAAACTCTATTGCGGATGCTTTGTCTGATATGATGGTCCCAGTTTCCGAACAGAAAGAAGCCGATAAAGCCGCCAAACAGTTAGAACGTGCCGAAAAGGTAGCGCACATGAAAGAAGTAAAGCAACAGGTAAAGGAGAATGCACAGAAGCAAGCCGAGAATATGGATGCCTATGTGATATTATCCTTCGATACCTATGAAGCGAAAGCTGCTTTCTGTGAAAGGTTCGGTTATGATCCGGATATGAAGTTTATCAAGGGAGAAGTATTTGATGAGCAAATTGAAAGAATTGATTAATTTTTAGGGAGGAAAGCCGAGTTAGAAGAAGACAAAGAAGTTATATGGATATTGTAAGGAATGCGAATCGCCTTACAAGAACTTACGGACAAAATAATCGTGATAGAATTATGAGAGCTGCAAAAAGTGTAGAACGTAATCTTTCACGAAATTTAAAAATTCCACAAGTCGCATTGTCCCTTTTTATAAATAGAAACAAAGTAGGTATAACAACGAGACTTGCCAACGCAAACGGATAATATAAATGTCAAAGAGTGAATCTCAAAATAGAAAAGGTAAAGGAGGAAGAAAGCCTAAGTTTGATTATACAAGCGAAGACTTTCTTTCTCTCGTGGAATCGTATGCCAAAAAAGGATTCACTGATAAGGAAATAGCCCACGCTATCGGATTGTCACCGCAAAAGTTTAGCGAGAAGAAAAGTACATACAGTGAATTAAGTGATGTCCTTTCGCGTGCGCGTTGCACGATAAATTCTCTTGTACGTGCTAAATTTCTTGCAATGGCTCTTGGTGGCATAAAAACTAAGAATACCACAGTTCGTAAGTTACGGGATAGAGATGGCAATCTGACAGGCGAAGAAGAAGTGCAAGTTGTAGAAGGTGAGCTAGCTCCCAATTTAAGTGCTCAAATGACTTGGTTGTATCATTACGATGAAGACTGGAGAAAAGTTGAACGCAAGCAAGATGAAGATGCCGACATCCCTACAGATATTGACCACGGTATCACTATTGATTCTTGGATTAAAGACAAGCTGAAATGATTGTTCCCCAAGAAATATATCATCCGTTATACACCGACAATGAGAAATTCATTATTCTCATCACTGGAGGTCGTGGTTCGGGAAAGTCTTTCAATGCTTCTACCTTTATTGAACGGTTGACTTTTGAAATGACTCCCGTAGAGAAGATAGTCCATCAGATTCTCTATACCCGTTACACGATGGTTTCCGCTGGTATGTCCATTATTCCGGAAATGATGGAGAAGATAGATTTGGACGGAACAACTAAGTATTTCAAGACTACCAAGACGGATATAGTCAATAAGATGACTAAGAGTCGTATCATGTTCCGGGGTATCAAGACCTCTTCGGGCAATCAGACGGCAAAGTTGAAATCCATCCAAGGTATTACTACTTTCGTCTGTGATGAAGCGGAAGAATGGACGAATGAAGAAGAGTTCGACAAGATAATGCTCTCTATCCGTAAGAAGGGTATTCAGAACCGGATTATCATCATAATGAACCCGTGCGATTCCAATCACTTCATCTACAAGAAATACATTGAGAAAACTCACAAGCTGGTAGAGATTGACGGTGTGCAGGTTCAGATTTCCACTCATCCGAATGTGCTCCATATCCATACTACGTATTTTGACAACTTAGAGAATCTTTCACCGGAGTTTCTAAAAGAGGTAGAGGATATGAAGGTGAGTAATCCTGAAAAGTATGCTCATGTGGTTATCGGCCGATGGGCTGACGTTGCAGAAGGCGCTGTATTTAAGAAGTGGGGAATTGTTGATGAGTTCCCGGCTTGGGCAAAGAAAGTAGCTATTGGGCAAGACTTCGGTTATACACATGACCCGTCCGCTTCCATCCGGTGTGGAATTGTGGATAATGCTCTATATCTGGATGAAGTGGATTACCGTACAGGACTGCTTTCCTCTGACATTATCAAGACTCTTCGTCCGTGGGGCTTGAAGGTAATTGCCGATAGTGCAGATCCACGATTGATTCAAGAGGTACATAATGGAGGCATTAGGATATATGCCGTAGAAAAAGGAGCAGGCTCTATCAATGCGGGAATTGACAAAATGCAGGGTATGGATATTTATATAACCAAGCGTTCATATAATCTTCAAAGCGAGTTCAGAAAGTATGTATGGGCAAAGGATAAGGATGGGAACTACATCAACGAGCCGGAAGACCATGACAATCACGGTATAGACGCTGCACGTTACTATGTATTGGGTGAGCTTCTTGGCAAGATTCAGAAGCCGAAAGATTTAACAGGAATATTCACACACTAAAAATATAAGCTATGCCATTGAGTTTAGAAGAAATATTAGCCCTATCAGACATTGGGCAGAAAATAAATTACCTGAAGAAAGGTAGAAAGACCGAACTTCCTGACCGTTGTAAACTTTGGGATGATTGGAATCCGGAACGCCACGAAATCATGGTTGACAAGGAGAAGTACCCAGATAGAAAGGTTCTTGAAAAGGAAGCGGAGAAGGTTTTCGATGAAAAAACTGGTAAGACTTATGAAATTGAAGCGAGGTACAAGACCGAACCTGTGAACCGTATCTCTATCCCATTGGAACAGGATATAGTGAACATTCAAACAGCTTTCACGGTCGGCACAGAACCGTCTATGGATTGCACTCCAACCGATGATGATGAAAAAAAACTGCTGGATGCGGTCAAAGCTGTATTCAAGTCTAATAAAATCAAATATCAAAACAAGAAGATTGTCCGTGCCTGGCTCTCCGAACAAGAAGCGGCAGAATATTGGTATGTTACCGATGATGATTCGTTTTG